ATAACCTTCGTTGATTTACCAGAAGTAATAGTAGGATATACAGACGCGAAGAACGCATCAGCGATGTTGTTTTGAACGAACGCAAATTCGTCCAAGAAGATGATGTTGAATGACATACCACGAACGGCTGACGCTGAGGTAGAAGCCGCTAGGATGGTAGATCCGTTTTCTAGTTCAACAGAACCTTTGTTCCAAGAGATGATGCCGTGCTGCATCCATTGGGGTAAGTTTTCATAAGCTAGCTGTAGACGACCAAGAATCTCACGGGCAGTGGACGCCTTGTTAGCTAGGATACCAATAGTAACGTTATCGTTGAATACTAGGTAGTGGAGGAGGAACGCAACACAAGTAGTGGACTTACCAGTCTGACGAGGCATCTTACAGATGGTAAATCTCTTCTCATGGAAACTACGGATTAAGTTCTCCTGGAAGTCATATAATTTGAATGGAATAACACCATGATCAAGAGAGACGATCTTGATATAATTCAAGGCGAAGTAAATCGGATCCGTCTTACACTTCATAAGCTCTTGTACTTGCTCATAAGTGAAGTTGACCGGAACGTTGGTCTTCTTTAAATTAGGATTACCGAGATACTGTGTGTCTGCCATTCCATAAAAAAATCCCTACTTTATGTAGGGATGTTTATCAGGAGTCTGTTTTTACATATGGTTCCACGACCCTTGGGTTTCCATCGTCATCCCTAGCAACATATGGTTGCGGGGTTCTTGGATTGCCGTCATCATCTGTTGCGATATATTCGGCATTATAGTTTCTATAAGGCTTGGGTTCCCAAGTACTTCCTGGCTCATCACTGACAAGCTCAAAAGGTGGTTGGGGTACTGTGGGTTCACAGTTATCGTCATTTCTTTCGTATGATAGGTTAGCCATTACTTACCTTTACTTACCATAATCATATTTATTATAACCATTGCTACAAAATAACCAACTGCGGCGGCGTAGAAATCCATATTAGGATGATCGGCTACCTTCTATTTAAGCAACGGTGAGTATATATGGCTACCTTATGTCAGCGTCTATGGATAATCTGAATTCCTAATATTGGTACTACTACAAGTAGCCAACAAAGGAATCCTAAAAACCAGTCATTACTCAGTGCGGTTAACATCTCTTTGTGATGGGTAGATAATGCGCCTCTCAATATCATTCAATTCAGCACGTAATGATTTGATCTCTTCCTTAGCCTCATCTAAATCTCTTCTTAGATTGCCGATCCATATATCATGGTCATTCAATCCAGCTTGATTGCTGAGTGGCTTAGTTAGATATCTGTACGTTTTGATTGCTATTGCTGGCGCAATGGACGTTGTTAGTATAGCAGTCAATACAAGACCAGCTACTTTCTTAGGACTTTTTAACAGTTCCATGCCCTCAAACTTTTAGATAGTCTATCATCACCTGTGTTATTTTCAGGCTTTTGACGCTTTCGCATACCTTTCATTCTAGCGCAGAATGAATCACGGCGCTTGTTACCAACCTTCTTGCTTGGTGCTTTTAGGTCACTGCCGGGGTTCTCTCGTTCATAAGACTTACGTCCCTTCTCGTTAAGCCCCCCGGCTTCACTCTTTCCCGCTTTCTTCGTCCAAGCGGCTTCTGCGACCTGTTGTCGCCAGCCTGTCATTTCTCCTGGACCAATGAGATTAATAATCTCTGCGAAAACCTGACCTTCGGCATCTTCAATTTCTACGGTATCTTCGCCAATGGCGTTGATCATTTCTTTTCTTTGTTGAAGACGATCAGCGATGTTACCCGTCGTTTTACCGCCGCTCTGAAGTCTTTTCTTAGCCAAGGATTTAGCATCAGCGTCTGTCTTTGCTCTGGTAGCATCGCTCGCAAGGGGGTTTTTGATCTTTAAGCTGCGAGGTCCAATATAACCATCGCCAGACTTTTCAACAATTTCTTCGGCTTCAGTACAGAACTGGTCAAAAGTCTTTTCTTTTACACAGTTGGGAACGGTCTTACCGCCTTTCTTTTTGGTTCCTTTGGCTTTATAGCCATCCCAGCAGGAATCAGCTCCGACATTTTTGCGAGCAGTCTTCATGCTGCCTTCGCCAATATCTAGAGTCTCTGGATAATCTTTATCGCCTTTCTTGGCTGGGGCTTCACCGCGCTTTCTTTTAGCATGGATATTAGCCCATAAGCCCTTCTTTTTAGCCATATCTTCAGCAACAAATAAAATAGTTGGAAAGGTTACAATATAAGCGATTGTTAACGACAATAAATGCCGCCCATAACTAAGTTACCTTTCACTAAACTATTTAGTCATAATTTTTTTTACCACCTTTAATGTAACCAGATCCCTTGGAATCATAGAACCTCACACCTTTAGTTCTGCGCTCTTTGTATAGCTCATCACTACGGTCCTTATCCGCTTGACGCTTTTTAGCATCATCAGCCGCTTTCTTAAAATCTGCCATTTTTCTTTGCTTTTTTTCTTTAGAAGCACCCTTCATGCCACGATCAGTTTCCTGTGGAGCACGGGGCATCTTAATTGCTTCACCTAGACCACCTTCACCACTCACACCAGCATTTTCGTCAGTGCCGGAGTTCTCATCATGCTCATCCCTACCAATGTAAGCTAGACCATAAGATCCCTTTGGTTGTGGACAAGCAGAACCTTCTGCGTGCTTTTTCCCACACTTTTCACACTTTTCTTTCTTTTCCTTAGCCATAATTAGGACTCCGGTAGTTGATTGTTTAGCATCCCTTCTTTGATCATCTTCTGTAGTTCTGTAGTAGATCCAACAAAGACGGAATTGTTTGTAACATTGGTTTGGTTGTTAGTAACCTTAACCTCATCAAGTTCTTTAACTTTCTTCTGTAGGTCTAGGAGCTTCTCAGCGACCTCAGAAACGTTCTTAATGCCATTGATGGCAACTTCATACGATCTAGCACTATCACCCTCCTGAGCAAGCTCTAGGGCACCGTTGACGGCTTCCTGACCTTTCTCTATTAGAGAGTATAGTTGAGCACGAGTATAATCGTAGTCTTTTTGGGCGTCGGGCATGGTTGTGATTCCAGATGATGTTTCTAACGAATCGTCATCAGATACATGTACCAAATCATGCTTTTTAGGTTCCTCAATCTTAGACTCACAGTCTAGTGCCTCATCGATCGAATCAAAGTTACTCATGGTGTGTAATCGGCATCTTGTGTAGGACTATACTGCTTTGAATCAAAGTATAGGACCGTCTCTTCATTGAAGCCAAAATCATCTTCTGGCTCAGCGTCGATTGGGTCAGGCGTAACAGTATAGCGCACTTCGCGAGGTGCGGTGCGTTTAGTATCTAGGTGATAATCAACCTGAACCTTCTTAATGAGACCGTCTCCAGAGTCGGATACTGGTCCAAATAGATAGGTCTTAGCTGTAAAGGTCAAGGTATAGATTAGGATTCTTCTACCAGAGAAGTCACCTTCATAGTCATCACTGAAGTTGATTGAATCCAACACGATGGGAATATCGCGTTTTTCGCCAATCTGATCGACCAAATCAACTGTGATGTTAAATGATGGCTGAAAATAAGGAAGAATCTGCTCTACGATCTGTAGGCAGTCCTCATTTAACTTAGCCATAATGTTTAGCTCAAAGCTAACATTATATGGTACAGGTAGATAGACTCTCTTTAGTTTTTTCCCATCGTCCATTGTTTTGAACATTTGGGTGGGTTGAGTCTTCCTAGTACCATCATAAGCGATAGCTGTCATCTCAAATGACATTCTAGGCAAAGTGATCTGAGTTGGTTGATTTAACTCAGCCTGTTGGGTAAGTCTCGCTAGAAACTTTTGGGTAGGACCGTACGCAAGAGGAACCTTCATGTCATTGATGACATTCTCCTTCTTGTCCACTTTTTGGATATGGATATTCTTAAAGAGGTTGCCGAAGCCAACTACTGTCCTCTTAAATATCTCATGGTAGAAATATTCTCCCACAATGATTCACCTAGAATAGCAGAACTATTTAGTCACCAAATGGGTTGTTGCTGTCAAATTCATCTTCTTGGTATGGAGCAAACTGATTAAATTCTGTCCTATCGACAATTTCCTCAGCTACATCTTCAATCTCATCATTCTGAGAATAGGCATCCTGGATGGTCTGCTCATCGTCATACTTGGCTAGAGAATACCTAGCACCACTAGTCTCTCCCTCAATAACTTCACCAGGAGTCCAGAATACTTGCTTACCTTCTGGGTCAATGTTTGTGATCTGTAGTACTTTCTTGACAGAATCCCAGACACGCGCTCTAGCCTTGGTACCAGAGCTTTTACCAACCACAATCTCATTGTAGATAAACTCACCCTCACCTGATCCAGAAGGTGCGTCTACGATCGCGTAGGCAGCCTCAGTCAAGCCTTCACCTGGATCGGTGATAACGGCGGCTGCGATCTTAGCTCCGTCTGTGAGAGCTTTACCGCCACCTACAATGTTATTTTCTCCATCATATACAACAATATCAACATCTTCTGGGTAACCAGCACCTTGATTGGTAACGGTGAAGTTGATAATGCCCATTGAAGCAGTATTGATACCCGCACGGATAATGGCATTCTTGCCATCACCAACGACCTTTACATTGGGGGTTTCTGTATATCCACTACCACTATCGAATATAACCAACTGCTTAATAGCTGGAGTATCGATATTATTTGTTGGTGTGGTTAAGATAGAGACAACATTTGGGTCGGTTCCAACTGCTGGGGGATCAATAGCAATGGTTGGAGCTTGTGAGAAGTTGTTTCCTTCGTTTAGGATAAGTAGTTCTCTGATATATCCAGTGCCGATAGTAAAGTCAACCTCAGCTCTATTGCTTAGTGATACAAGCTCTAGAGTGGTAATATCACCCTTAGATAGGATAGCAGAGTCGATCTCATCGATAGAGGTGTCTAGTACTTCATCCTCATACTCGAATAGTTCGCACTGTAGCTCGTAAGTATATCCTTTACCTAGCTGATAAAAAGGTTGCTCGTGCTCTACAAATTTAATCTCAAAAAGTCTTCTGCCTAGTGGGAAGTAGATTAGGTCCCCTTCTCTAGGTCTATGGATGCTAATAAGATCCCCGTCGTCCTTGGGGGAGTCCATTAGGAATAGCATCCTGGAATTCATAAAAGGAGCGATATAGTTTTCATATCGCTCCCTAGAAACGGTGAGTGTGACCTCATCCTTCACCTGAATGCCAAATTTGGACATGATGTCACCTTGACCACCATATCCATCAAAGTTATTCAAATACGCCTCAATGACAAAGTAGGAGTTGAAAGCTGAGGAAGTGATCTCCCTCATAATAGTAGCTTCCCTTACAAACGTACGTGGGATGTAATACACATCCATACCATACATCCTAATCTGTTCGTTGACAAGATTTTGATGTAAGTTCTGCTCTTGGGAAGAGCCATGTAGAAAGAAGGGATTGACTACCATTGGATCAGCCTACGAAGTCGAGAGGTGGAAGTTCATAAGTACTTGACATGTCGTTCTTGATTTCCTCAAGTTCACGAACGCCATCATCATATAGCTGTCTACCGTTCATCTCAACTCCACCAGGAAGCTTAGTGCCAGTAAACTTAATTAGGTTCTGACCCCATTGCTTCTTAATAGCAGCAACTAGGTACTTCTTGACCCAGCTATCGTTGTAGATCTCATTAAAGCACTCTGGATCTAGAGCACGATAACAATCTACAACAATGAAGGACCCATCAGATAGGGAACTCCAGTTAATATCTAGGTAAAGTCTATCCATACGCTTATTAAAGCGAATAGCAGCCTCTGGATTAAACATAAAGTCATAAGTGGATCTCCACATCTGACCAATGTAATAGGAGATCATGTCTCCACCATAAAATCCACCCATGCTTAGGTTATTGTATGAATAAGGTACCGCATCGCTACCCAAACCACCAAGAAAACCAGGATAGGCACCACCAAAACCACCAGTAGCCTGGGGTGGGGTTAGTACTCTCTCAACACCAATAATGTGTGGTGGTAGTTTGATGTAGTTTGATTCTTCCCTAAATGTGTTTACATTAGTACCTGAATCAGATTTACAGTCAACGGCAGAAGTGCTGATACCTACACATAGGTCGCTCTTCCCCCTATTAATATCATCTTCAGTAAATTGATACTTCAAATACGTGCGAATAACACCATCGTAGTGCCTCTCCTGGAAGTACTGGATGGTGTCATCAAGAATATCATCGAGTTGCTCATCAGCAACGTTAATCTCCAATACAGGCGCTCCTAGACGCCTTAGAGCGTACTCTACAAGCTCTTGTCTGCTAGTTGGTTTTGCCATCAGAAGAACCCACAGTCGATTGTGTCAGTAAAAGTAGTATTTTTTGTCTCAGGATTAACCGTCAATAGACAGGTTGACTCACTGATTTGACAATTTTCTACTTTAGGTGAGAATACTTCTCCGTTCCATACAGGTACAGAACCGTCAGAGATCTCACCAAAATCGGTATCAGAAAGACCTTCTAGTGAGGAAGGAACACCATTAGAAATAACACGGACAACATTTCTTTGTCCAATTTGGTCTAAAAGATTTGCCATCAGTTAGTCCTCTCGTTGTCTTTGCTGGTTGGGTTAGTCTGTACCCACTGTGCGGAATCGTTATCCACATAGTAGATGTACATACGACCATCAGAAGAATTCCACCATAGATTTCCAGCAACTGGATCTGCGGGTGGCTCGTTTCCAATAGAAACTGGTGGAGTGGATGGTTTGATTACGCCTGATTGCATGTCTGTTACTCCTGGATTTACTAGAGCCATGCCTTCAACAACACGATAGATTTTACCATCGGTGTTACTTTTCAATATAACATCATATACATATCTACCCTCCTTTAAGACGGAGGTTTGGCTGGCATTGAGCTTGATTACAATTTCGCCCTTCGTTGGTTTTGGGATAGAAACGTCGAATTCTACGCCAAATTTAGCACCAGGATGCTTTCTGAGCTGACCAAACCCCTTAAACTGAAGGAGGTTGATTGGCACAGAAGTACCGGCGTCATCCAACTTAAAGTTAGCCGAGAAGTCAGCACCTTGATCAATAGTAATGTTTGATACGTAGGCACTAGCCATGGGACTTAAGTAGTCTTAACTAAAGTTATTTATTCAATACTTGTCTTACAAGATCCTTCAGCTCTTCAATTTCCTTTTTGGCAGTCTCTAATTCTTCGGAAAGAGACTTAACTTCATCATCTTTACGCTTAGCAGCATTCCTTCTTGCCTTATACGCAAGATAACCAGAGTCATCGGTGTTGACGATGGCTCCGGTACCATTACGGTAAAGGTTGTTGTAGCCCTCTACTTTTTTCATCATGCTAGTGCGATTGCTCTAATGTCACGGAAGAATGGTGGTCTGGCTTCGTTTGTGCCTGCCATTACAATCTTGAGCTGGAATCCAGAGAATTCTGGTAGCTCATCTACGAAGTACTCATATTCAAGAACTTCTCTGATTGCGCTAGCTCTGACCTCTGCGTTAGGTAGACCGTTGTTCTTAGAAGGATCAACAATCTTATCACCAACACCATCTCCATCAGTATCTAGGAGGTTTGTGTAGCCGGGGAATAGTTCCCATCTTGGCTCACTGCTGCCCTCAGAACCTGGATCAAATAGTCTGTACATGACTCTAATGTCAGCAGACTCATCACGGTAAGCACTTAGTAGTACTCTTAGTGAGGATGATGGATTCTTTAGATCGATTCTCCGTGAAATGTATACTGAAGCGTGTGGATCTCCACTGATTTCATTTACTCTTGGATCATCTGCGAAGTTGGTTACTGGTCTGTTTAGAGTACTTCTGGAAAGAATAACCGCAACCTGACTCATGTCAATGACAGGGCTCAAGTTTGGATCAGAAGTTGACAACTGTAGAGCAACGGTGAATGACTTGTTCCTTGGGATTGATGTGATGTTATCAATCTCATTTGGAGTTGAACATACCATTCTTGGTGTTCCGAATCTATTGAAGTCGTTCAATGTGATTGGAGTGTAGCCCTGATCAACGAATGATGCTTCGCTTCCGTCAGCACTGGTAGCACTAACAGTTCTAACGGTAGAATTGATGTTAGTTGCTGCTCCTGGGGTCAGTGTACCCAATGATGGATATATCCTGTTGAACATAATGTTCTGTGTGGATGTAGCACTGTTGCCTCCAGCGGACTGTTCTTGGTTGAAGCTTAGCTGGAATCTACCGGTACTTCTGTTCTTTCTTAGGAACTTAATAGGTAGTTTGTTAATCTCTCTACTATTGTTTAGAGTATTGTTTGTTGGTAGTTGATGTTGTGTATTAATCCTTCTCAAGGAAACACCACTCATCTCATACTTGTATACTCTAGCTCCTTGATCGTGGATTAGAACCGCAGTTCCATCAACACCTCTAGATGTAATACCTAGTGTGCCATCATTGTTGTCAGTGTACTCAATAATCTCACCACCGATGTAAGCATAGCCAATTGAGGTTGAGATGCCCTCAAATGTGGAGAATTCGCTAGCGTCACTAATTGTTAGTGAATTTGATGTTAGGTTGATTGACTCTAGAATAGGTATGCCTGAGGTATCAGGTAAAACACCGAAGATGTTGAGTAGGTTGGAGTCGGAATGCATTCCATGTGAAGGAATGTCCATTACAAATACATCACCTTCATACATTGGATCTAGAACAGCAGACTGACCAGAAACAGAAATTCCCGTGAAACTTAGCTCGTCTGTTGTTGGGTTGTAGATCTTAATTGTATCGGTCAAGGACATTGACTGACCCAATACGTTGGTTAGATAGAGTGTATCTGCCTGTGAAATAGTATCTACAGTGATGATAGCATCACCACCAGATCCACCTACACTGCCAGGATCAGTCTCGTTAATACCAGTCTTAATACCCAAAGTATCACCAACACGGTATCCGCTACCACCAGCAACAACAGTGATGCTATCAACTTCACCAGATGCGATAGTAACATTTGCTGTAGCAGACTCACCAGAACTTCCTAGTGTGAATAGCTCAACATTGTTGTAAGTACCATCAACGAATCCAACACCACCTTCTGTAATTGAAGCGGCGGTAATAGGTCCACCTAGGAATTCAACAGTACTTCTTACCTTAATTGTCTCTGTAGTACCAGAGCCAACGGAAGCAACCTCGTCACCAGGATTTAGAGTGAAACCACCTGTGTTTACAGGTACTCTTAGCTTTCTGGGTAGAGTTGTAATTGGGTTATTTGTTAGTTGTGTTTGGTTACCTAGGGGTGGGTTTGATAGGAATACTGTACCTGGGGTATCAGTTTCAAAGGCAGCCTTATAGAGAGTAAACTTAAGGTCTTCAAACTGGCTAGGTGTCCATACAGAACCGTTCTGGGACTTGAATAGTGAACCATTTAGGTACTGCTTGGAGATAATTACATCGCCACCAGACTCGTTAGAAGCACCCTCAATGTTAGCTTCACCCATTCTTGCTACCCAAGCGGTGTAGTCATTGGTGGTTGGAGCTAGGATGACTAGAGCATAAGTTACTTCTGGCTCTAGGTAGATTGGTGATGGGAATGAGATGTTAGTTGGTACAGAAGCGTCATCAGATACGTTTACCTGATCAGGAGATAGGACAACTTCAGCGTAGTCCTGTAGTAGGAAGTTGGTTGGAGTCGCTAGCTCGGTTGGGCGGATCTGAACGAATAGGTTGTCAGTATTGGACTTGGAAGCCATGAAGATGTCAACCGATGTCAAGAAAGCACCAGTTTCATCAACACGGAAGGTCTGTGATAGGGGATCGTCGTCACGAACCTGAACAATACGAGTTCTGTTGATAACACGCTCAATAACCTGACGCTCAACACGAGTAATGTTGTTTGTTACTGTGTTGTCAATGGTTACAGTACGGTCAACGAAACGACGGTCAACACGAGTAACAGTACGGTCAATAACGTTGTTAACGGTAACGGTACGGTCAATAAAGTTGGTAACTGTGTTGTCAATAACCTCAGTGAAGTTATTAGTTACAGTACGGTCAATGATTACTGGAGGTGGTGGTGGGGGTAGATCGCGAATAGTTACGCTCTCACTTCTTCTATTAGCAACAGTACCACCAGACTCAAATACAGTATCTGCGAATGAGATTGTAGTAGCACCTAGTACAGGTACAGCATTAGTTGAGCTAGAAGTCAAGCGGAAAGTTCTAATACCAGTTCTTAAGCGGAAAGCTGGACCTGGCTGAGAATAAGGATCTCTAAAGAAGAATGCTCCACCAAGTTCACCGAATGTATCGGTAACTAGCTTTAGATCAGCAACGTCAGCAATAGCACCGGAGGATGAACCAACTAGGCGAGTTCCCTGAGCAACCAAACCACCGAATCTATCATCAGCAATATCGGCTAGTGAGTCGATATCTAGGTTTAGAACGATAGATGAAGCAGAGTATGATGTAGCAATAGTTACATCTCTTCTGTATGGGTTGGTTGTGTATGTTCTGGTTGGTAGTGCGAAGTTACCAGTTTTGTGGTTAGGAGCAGCAACACGCGCAGAGAAGATTCTAGTATTACCATTGAAACCTTCGACAGTCTCACCAATTAGGAAAGAACCAGAACGCATTGCGATCTCAAGTAGCTTAGGAATAATGTCTACACCACTGGAGCCCTCAAAGAAGGGATAGAAACGAGTATGTGGACGAAGGTTTACAGCCTGGAAAGCAACGTTACGCTCACGCATGAACTGAGCAACTTCGATACCTTCTACAAAGGTTCTGTTAAAGCTACCGGTAGACTCACCATAAACGTCAATACGACGGTTACCAATGTTTCTGGTGATAACAAAGTCATCAGAAGGTGGGTTTAGTGTGATTCTTCCGTTATATAGAATAACGTTGAATGGGTTGACGTTCTCTACTCTGGATGCTAGAGGCTGCTTAATCCACTCAGTTTCACCGTAGTTTAGAGTAACTAGATCTCCAGTCTTGGTTGTGTTCTCGTCAATTAGAGGAAGGTCGATTGATAGGTCTAGTGAACTATCATCAACACCATCTTCTAGTTGTAGACGCAATGGTAGTGTGGCAAACTCAGAGAATGCTACAGCAGCTTGGGCATCTGGGTTTACTTCGATAGTTGTGTCTGGGTTGCTGTAATCGATTAGGCTGTTATCAGTAAAGTCGTCAGCAAAGAAGCCAGTCTTGAATCTATCGTTACCTTGAGCATCAATGACCTGAACAGACTCAGTTTGGCGCTCTAGTAGTGATAGTGAGGTAATTTCTTCTAGATTCTCAATACGATCCTCTAGCTTACCAATGTCCTTCATCGTATAACGCTTGTTATCGATGATGATGATCTTGGCATCGTCAGGGCTGTATAGGTATGGAGGATACTCAATACGAGCTAGCTCTAGTGAAGAGTCGGCAGCAGAAGGTAGTGCTGGATCCTCTGAGGGAGCACCAAACAAGATCTGGAAATTACCATCTGTGTCTAGAACAACTCTATCCTTTCTACCAACATAGAAATCGTAGCCGAGAGTCATGCTCTCACTAGGTGCTACTACTAGAGTTGGAGTTGAACCTACAACAGCAAAGTCTCTTGAGGTGTAAGCATATGGTGATGCTGTTGTTGATGTGAATCTAGCTACTCTTGGACGGAAATCCAAGGTGTCAGAAGCACGGATAGTACCGCCAGCCAATAGAGGCATACCATCGTTGTAGCTCTCATCGCTATATGAGTTAGCTGTATAGAAGTCACCTTTGTCGTTTGTTGGTACATCAAAACGATCAAATACAACTAGAATCTTCTTGTTAGGCTTCTTGACACCTTTGTTTCTTACAATTCTAGAATAGTCATAGAACTGTTCTCTCTGACCTGCGTCTAGAGTGAACATGTCTGTCATGTCCTTGTAATTACCAGGAGATACTTCCTGTAGGTTTGTCTGGATGTTTGATTCTGAGAAAGAAACAAGTTCACCAACCTCAAACTGGTCTTGGCTAATGTATACAATCTTGATTGTTGAGGGACTTTCAATCTCAACAACACGAGCAACGGCACCACTAATCTGACCACGGATTACTTCACCTCTTACGGCACGAGTGTCTAGGTCTAGACCATTAACAAAGCCAAGAATATCTAGAGTAGGGGAACCACTGTCGATAGACTCATAAACAGCAATGACTTCTTTAACGTCTGCTACGTTTAGTGAGATCTCTTGGTCATCTACACGTAGACCATAGTAGTCGTTGGTGGTTAGACCATATGTAGCAGTACCAACACCAGCAGATACCTTATCTACTAGTAGCTGCTCTGAGCGAACTACAATCTTAGTTTTTGACTTGATACCAGACTTAATAGCAGTTACGTTTACTGTAACATCGGTTTCGTTGGGGTTCAATCCTCTGAAAGTTACCTGGCTTCCCTGGACACTAACCTGATTAGATGATAGTGGGGCAATAGATCCATCGGAATAATGGACACTGTATCTTTCTTGGTCAAAGGCAACAAATGATGCGTTGTCGATGTTCAAGCTGGTAGCATTAACTGTAATCGCACCAACAGAATCAGTAGCCTCATTTACAATCTGTCTAGAGAAAGAGAAACCTGAGCTTGATAGATCAACAGTAGCAATGTTGTCTTTCTCCATCTTGGAGTATAGGAAAGACTTCTCTTGGTTTAGAAGTCTGGCAGCACCAACTCTGGTGGGTACTTCGAGAATTGATCCAGATAGAGTACCATCACATACACCAGCAACAGAAGCAACGGCAGCTAGTGTAAGAGTCTTTTCATCAGCAGAAATAGCAGTTACCCGGTTATATGTAACATCTCCAAAAGCAGGCTTTTGATAAGCAATAATATCACCAACCTTGTACTGATCAAATGTTCTACCAGCACATGTTGCTGATGTTGAATTGATAGTAAAGAGATCAGACTGTGAGAATCCTGTGACAACAAAGTTGTATAGTCTGGTGTCAGCACTGAAGTCCTGCTGTAGACCACTTCCACCGTTGTCTACGGTGCTTACATCCTGGAATACAGAACGGACGCTGCTAGCACTTCCTCTCTCAACAGCAGTAGCTGTAAAGGACTCAGTTACAGAGTCATTGATAGATAGAGCTTCTCTAGCCTGGAATTCACCAGAAACCTGAGTTAGAGTTACATCATTACCATTAATAGATCTAATATAACCAATGGCATTGGATGCTAGACCTCTTACCTTATAACCTTCCTCTAGAGCGGCTGGACTAACGTTGAATGTTAGTACGCTAAAGATTTGAGTATCGAATAGATATAGGTTCCATGGAGTGTCATCTCCACTGTAAGCAGCATCTTCTAGGCTGAAATTGTAAGGTCTAGCCTCACCAATCAACTTACCAGTGGGTGTTGTTCCATTTAGTCTGCCATCCCATAGCTGTAGGATGTTGTCATCTTTGTTTAGACCAACAACAGGAGTACCTGTTACGTTATTAACGATAAAACGGCTACCCATCTCAAATGGGATAGCTGTAGATTCTACCGTTTCTGTGGTTCTTGGCTTAGGTGAGTCTAGGTTTTGTGTTCCTGGGTTCTTAATATCATAACCACGAACATATGCCTTGCCAGAGGAAACCTTAACAATCGCTAGATCATCGCTAGGATCCTCTCCTTGCTCGGTCTTCTGGAATTCAGTATAGACACCACCGTTACCGATACCGTCGTTTAGAGAGTCATCTAGGCTCACTCCAAGACCATTTACAACATAGTCTCCAGACTCATCATAAGTTCTCTGGGCAATGTAGTCTTTGAGTACGTTGTAATCACTATCTTCCTCTAGCTTCTTAAGTTCACCAGAGGTGACACGCATCAACTCGATGAAGTTGGTGTCATTAAAGTCGTTTAGGGGCTTCTTGGTTAGAGTAGCTGTAATTCTTAGTCTGTCAGCACCAGGAGCTGAGAAGTTGTTAAATCCTTTTGCGTTATCGTATAGAGTCTCATCTTGACCAGCGGTTACAATCGTCTCAGTGATTTGTAGACCAACACGGTATGATGGGACGTTTACATAGGGCTCTAGAACTACGGTGCTCTCTCTTACCTGAACAAAGGTACCACGTAGGAAGTAAACACCGTCGCCAATCTTGGCAGCAGAACCTGTAGCTGTTGCGTCAGTGGAAACTGTAGTGGCGAAGATACTACCACTAGTAATTGTTGTGTTTCCATATACAACAGGATCTTCGTTAACTAGTGCTTCGTTGGGAAGCAATACAGAAGTCTCTTCATCGTTACCACTATCAGAATAGGCAACGAAAATTGTGGGGCTAGTTACGCCTTCATCGGGGGGCAGTAGATAGTTTACTACTTTACCTTTAACACCAGAGGTCTCACCACGAATGGTTACACCGATTAACTTATCTAGATACAAAGATAGGTCAACACCACCCTGCTGGCTGTTAAGGATAACAGCGTAATAGTTGGGGTTGTAGGTGATGGCACCAGGAATTACCATAGAGCCTTCTTTGAAGAAGTGCTCACCAAACTTACTGATTTGGTTTTGAAGAATTGACTGGAGAGTAGTTAGCTCTCTAGCCTGGACTGGGAATCCGGGCTTAAAAAGAACTTTATAATAGTCCTTATCCGCGTCAAAGTCGTCAAAGTATGGACTTGTATCTAGATTAATCTGAGACATTGTTTAGAATTCCAAGATGATTTTAACGTCTTCTTTTTGGCGAGGATTTCTAGGTACCTCTGGACGATTGTCCAAATAAAGAATTTCACCGCTCTGACTATTTATCTCACTTGGAGCAAGCCCGTTTGTGAACTCAACTGATAGCTCAACAGACTTATTAGCAATGGTTTCGGTTGATCCATTGAATGCTGTGTCAACAGTTCCAAGGAAACCGTTGTTGGAGCTGATTGGGCTACCGCTAGACTCAAATGGGAGCTTTCTACCGGCAGTACTAATGCCAGCATAGTCTTGGTTGTTGTATGTAATTGGGTTAAAGTATAGAGACCTATCTTGGATATACTTTAGAACCTTAGTTTCTTCGTTGTAAGATACAACATAACCTTTAGCGGTTCCATCTACAGTGACCTGCTCAATAACATCACCAACAGTAACAGCACCACTAGATGATAGGATCTTGATGGAGTCAGCAGAAGTGAATGAGTTTTCAGTAAAGATCTGTGTAGAGTCTCTAATGGTTGGATTTCTTAGTAGACCAATTTGAGCAAATTTTGTGTCAATTGGGAAATCTTGGGTGGAGTCATCAAAACGAGCATAAACAAGAACTTTATCTGTACCTAGTTCTTGGTAGATGTCAAAACCATGACCTCTTGATGGAGGAATAATAACATCTAGCTTTGCTGCTGAGCTTGCGTTTTGGTTAATAGGACCAAGATCAACTAGTCCCCAGCTATAACCTTTACCACCTTTAGCTACGATAGCATTGGTAATACGACCTGAGTTAACATCAATAATAGCTCTAGCACCTTCACCATCACCAATGATGGCTAGTTCCTGACCAACACCACCGGCATATCCAGATCCCTGTTCGTCAATGTAGATTTGCTTTAGCTGTGAATCGTTAATTTCTGAGTCGCCACTTTCGCGAATAGCAACAATCTGAGGTAGATCAGACTCAATCCAATCACTAGGAACAGTGATGTAGTCGGTAGAGTCAAACTTAATAACGTCAGATGGGGATACTGTAAATAGGTATTTCCAGATGTAGCCATCTCCACTAGAACCTGCGCTTGCTGGCTCAGTATCTACGAATGAAGGCTCGTCTTCAGATCCATTACCTTTGGGGTTTGAGCCACTAGAACCGTTGCTCAAACAGACATACACTCTGAAATCGCTGTTGACAACGTAATAGTTGGCGTCATATAGACGGGTAGATCCCGTGTTTGGTGATACGTTTTCTACACCATAGTCATCACGATACTGCTCGTAACGAGTTCCCTTAACCCAATCGATACGACGAATTACACGGCGAATGTTGCCGGGTGTAATACGACGACCATACATCATGGTGTCATATGTATGACGCAAGTATGCGAAATTATCTACAGGCGAAACGGGGTCGGCATTCCAAGTCAAGGAACGACCATACCCCTCGCCTACTGGATTTGGTAATCCAATGAAGATATAGTATGAGTTATTAGGATCTGTTACAGATTCAATGAAATTTTCAGCATTAAATAGCCTAAATTCATCAGTGATTAAAGCCGACATGGTATAAAATCAGAGTGTATAGTAAATACCTTACTCTTATTTATACCATTATCGCTACGGGTTGTCTGGAGTTAGTCTCTTCGCGATACCACCTTCGTTTCTGAGACCTTCAGTTCTTCTGATGATAGTTGGGTAGTTTTCCATATCTTGCTGGTATGTAGTACCGTCAACTTGATATGTAAGGGCGAAGTCAATATTCCTTTGAATCTGAGATAGCCTACCCCAACTGAACTGTCCGATGTCACTACCACTAATTCCTTGAGCAGGAACGCCGCCGCTGTTTTGTACGTGGCAGATGAAGAATCCTCTTCTGCCGATGTTTCCAACAGCTCCGGCTGCGGTAGCGACCTGGAACACACAGTCTGTGAATGAGTTACCGATACCGACAACATCAATAACCGTGTTTCTCAAAGAAATGATTCCGTTTCCGGTGACGGTGTTGTTGACAACCACAGAATAGCCTGGGGCTAGTTCTACAGCATTATCAACATTCGTCTCATAGAAGAACTTGATCGCTTGTACGCCTGGGGTGAAGCCAGGATGTCTCTCCATCGCAGTAATAATGCCAGTGAATCCCTGAACGTTGGCGATTAGAGGAATGTCCTCATATTCGACTGCGGGGGCATTAATTAGAACCTTGGGTGGATTAGCAGGATCATAGCCAGCGCCAGCATTTGTGATGATAACGTTGTTACCAATAGAACCATCAATAGGATCTACAGTGATGTTAGCTGCTCCGCGTGTACCTGAATTAGGTGCTCCTGGAGGATTAGCAATCACTAGTCTGGCATTATTGCTGTATCCCCGTCCTTGGTTGGTGACAAAGATATCACTAATGGTTCCATCAGTATCAATGAAGACGAGGAACTCAGCCTCTACAAAGTCATCACCTCTAGGTTGGTATGTCTTGTAGATTCTAGCCTCGATATTGGTTAGAACCTCACTACCATTGTCTTCCTCATATGTGTATAGGAGGGAGTTGTCAACGAACATCTCAGTATCAGTATCACGGAATGTTCTAATGATAGATGCTGTTGGTTGGATGATTGGCTCTAGGCTGTCTCTAGCTTTGGAGGTTGCTTCACCATAGATGAATACATCTCTCTTCTGCTTATCCCAAGCTACCTGGCGAGGTCTAGTTGTTTCTAGATCATTGTTGCCGAAGTAAATGTTGGTTCTTACTGTATCAGAAGATGCGATCTCAGTTACAGTACGGATCTCTTGGGTTCTCGTTCTGTTCTCGAAGCTAGCCTTATCATTGATAGCGTCGTTCTTCTTGATCTGTAGCTCATCACCAGGGCGGATAGATTCATCAACCTCAGTAACGATACGTGAGTCAAGATTACGCTTACCTCTGTAGAAGTAGATGTCAATGTCATCTTCAGGGAAAGGTGCGCTAGTGAACTCGAAAGATGTACCACCGTCAAAGTTATAGTTGACTTTGGGTACCTGTAGAACCGTATTGACATAGATTAGTAGGACACTATCTAGATCAACTGCTGCGGAATCTTCGTCAGAAGGATTCTGTTCAAAGGAGAATAGTTCGCCATTGTAGATTAGTGGGAATCTAGTTCTGATACCATCCTGTAGTGGTCTGATTGTGTCGATGTAATCTAGTTCACCGAAGTTCCAAGCAGAGAAGTTATCCGTAAAGGTCTCTAGTACAGTTAGCTGGAATGGCTCAATAGGACCAAGACCTTGTAGTGCGAGTCTCTTGTCAGTAACTAGACCGACTGGCTCAATGATATCACCAGGCTCGAATGAATAGCCTTGGTTGGTAATCTCATAGTTGCTAACCTCGAAGAACTCAGATCTACCGATAGCAGTAGTCTTAGCAGCTCCAATCTCGCAAGTAATGAATAGGTTCTCACCTGTAGGGGTAGAAGCACTACCAACTGGGTTGGATCTTCTAAAGATACCCGTAATGGGTAGGTTCTCGTATACTGGATCAGGTACTGATAGGTATGGTACCGTAGTATAACCTGTTCCTGGGTTTGTAATGACGAAGGTTAGTTCGCCACCGGGACCAGGGATGCCCTCAATCTCAGCGGGAGTTCCAGTATGCCCTTCTTCATAGACCCCAACATTAACCTTCGTATTGTAGCCAGAGCCTGGGTTGTACTTATTGTACTCACCAATGGTTCCGCCACTGAGGTAAATGTGGTTGATTGTTGATACACCAACTAGGATTCTCCAGTGTGCGTTGTCATCACCAAATACTAGTGGGAAAGCTTCTGGTCCAGATGGGAAGATCGTAGTGGTCAAGCCAGCAGTCTCACCAGTTGGGCAATTGAATTCCAAACCATTTAGGTAAACGAAGTCTGGTCTTACACCAGCATCACCGAACTGGAATGGCTCAAACTTCTGCCAGGTGCCACCGGACACGTAGTCGTGCTCAAGGGTGGAGATACCAACGTCAACAGCAAATTTGTTGTTATCAATAACAGAGATTACTGCGAAAGTTGTATCTTTGTCAGGGAATATCTGACCAGTTACTGGTCCACCACTAGTACACTCAAACCGGAGATTCTGTAACTTAATAGCGTCACCAACCTTAACGCCCTCGAATGAGAGTGAAGCGCTGGTTGAGACTGTTAGTTGTCCGGTTAGGTTGTTGTATACCGCATTGTCAATTGTCCTTTGGGGTGTAGCCGGTTCTCCAATAGCAGTAACAACTAGTTCGCCAGTTTCATTGTTGTATTCAGCATATTCAATTGCTGTCGTAACACCAATCTCATTTACAGTGACAACATCAATGATTTCACCACTAACAACAACTGGCTTGACGCTAGCTCCAACTAGTGGGGCATATCCTAGACCTGGGGTTGAACCCAAGGAAACGATTAGACCACCACGAGGAACTTGGTTCTGGTTAACGTCAAACTCGGACAATACTCTTGCGCCGTTAGATGATGTGATACCAGTGAATGTGATGGAGTTGATACCCGTGTTCTCATCGTAGCTGTAGAAGTAGTTGTTACCTTCGTTGTTGTCTGTGGTTGGTGTCTGGTAGATATCGTTAATGATTAGAACACCAGATCCATTTTCAATTTCTCTAGTAGTTGAACCTGCGGATGTGATAGCAAACTGGTTGCTCTGACCATCGAAATCATCACTGATGTTATCGAACACAGCGATCTGATCATACTCTCTCTGTAGGAAGGTACGTCCCTGGAAGGTTGAGTTGAACTCAACTAGGTTGTTTTCGTTGATAGTCAAAGCACCCTTACCTGAGGGAGCCTCAGTGAAGATGATGTCACTTGCTACGAGGTTGTATGAACCTCTGTATAGAGTCATCGCAGCACCAACGTTATGGGTGGTTGCGATAGAACCTAGGACACCACGCTCAACTTCGACTAGTGCGAAAGAACCAGTATTGGTAATAGGACCATCTGCGATGGTACCAAAGCCAACGTTCTTGATATCCATGTACTCATTGCCAACCTGGAGTAGATCGCCAATGGTAAGTGTACCGATACCAGCTAGAGCGAGGAACTCCTCTTCAACCTCAGCGGCTTCATCTAGAGTGTAGACCTTATTAGCAGTAGAGATTGGTGACTGAATAACACCGTCGATGGTGATAATAGTCTTCTCTAGCTTCTTCTTCATACCAATAACGTGTGCGTTACCAGTACCAAAGCCAACGATGTCTACTGAGTTACCGTCAATAACATCCTGCTCACTTACTGCCAAGGAGAATCTGTTTAGATCTCTCTTGATAGCGTAGACAGTCTCTGGTAGCAATGTTGTACTGACACCCCCAACTAGAGTTGGAGCAATCTCAATCCGCTCTTTGGGCTCACCTCTAACAGAAACACCAGGCTCATAGTATAGTTCTTCACCATTACTAAAGAAGTGATCTTCAATGTTAAAGATGTTGAATGTTCCTAGTTCACTAATAACATCGGGTGGGTTGAATTCCTTCTCGTAGATAGGAACACCCTGATATCTTAGAGTGAATCTTGTGTTGTTTGTTCTTGGTCCCTGAGGAGCAATGTACCTATCAATGTAGTAAGTCTCCTCAGATTCTGCGTAGATTAGTGGCTCATTGAAATAGTTGACAGAATCTAGTTCTCTGAAGAATAGTTCGTTATAAGAGGTTACCTCTAGGATCTGTGCTGGGTTGACTAGTGGGTCTGGGTAGAAGGAAACGATCATCTCGTTACCAACGATGTCAGCGCCGAAGGAACCAATACCAGCTTGTGGATCTAGATCTTCACCCTGAACCAAGAATGGATAGGTGGAGATATAGGTCTTACCGTCACTATTAACGGTCATTAGCTGCTGGATTGATGAAACGTCAGATCCTTGTACATGAACCAAAGTTCTCATTGACTGGATCAAGTTAGCATCTACGCGCATGACTTCGATACTAGTCGCAGCAGCAACGTCACTAGCATTAGCAGACTCTAGGTTTACACCACGCTCAGTACCGTTAGGAATACTCCTTCTCTTGAATCTAAATGGGTTTTCTCCATTTGGAGAAGTCCTGAATTCAGTAGACTTGGTAGTAACTAGAACGTTGGTGGCAAGTGGGTTTGTGTAGTTAATTGCTAGTCTGTTGGAAGCAATTAGGGCACGGAACTCACCAGGGAAATCTTCAGAGAAGTTCTGTAGATCTTCTGCGTTAAATGTATAGCGAGCCTCGTATGTATCAGGACCAACCTTAACAGCATAGACTTCAGCATAGTAAGGTCTGCCATTGTTAGAAATAACCTGTACGTTTAGTGCTACACCAGTAACATCTGTAGCAGAAGCGGTAAAGATTCTTCTATCACCACCAGCTTCAATACTCTTGTTCTCACCGTCAAGTCTTGCCCAACCGATGTCAAAATCACCAGCTCTCTCGAAGATAAACTTGTTTGTGAATAGTTTAAAGTCACAGTCGAAGTTATCTAGATCATATGGGGTATATCTTAGAGTGTACTCCGTGCTGTTTAGAGCAACACCTTCAAACTTACCATAACCTAGACCATTATCAGAGATGAAGGTCTTGTTTAGGGTGTATGTATTGTTGTTATAGGATAGGAGAATGGTCTCAGTTAGTTCAACCTGATCAGTGAATGGGTTTCTTGTCTGTAGAACAGCTCTGGTGTACTCACCACTGACAATGTTGAAGTCAACATAGTCTAGCTGACTGAGGATGTTATCCTCATCAATGAACTCATCACTGATATCATCGTGTAGTAGTACTCTGTTAGTACGTACCTCAATGAAGTCAGTTAGACGCTTGTTAGGAGTTCTACTGTTGAATCTAATTGCATTAGAGCGGTTGTTGTTAACTTCGTTGTCATAACCCAAGTCAAAGACGTTGATACGATCCACACGTAGAGGAGTTTCTGCGATATCAGTTAGACCGATAAAGTCTAGTGTGATGGATGTGTTACTTGTGGCACCGAATGATACGTTACCAGATCCTTCGATCTTAGTATCGGAGAAGTTCTTCATGCCAGCAGGGTGTACTAGTCTATTAACGGGACCGATTAGATCCTCGAAGTTAATAGTACTCTTGATAGAGTATGAGAGCTTCTGATAGTAATCGTTGTCAGATACAACCTGGAATTCTTCGTTTAGGAAGCCAGTTTGATCAATCCAACCGTTATTGATACGTGAGATAGCACCAACTTGGTAACGACACACAGACTTCTCAACATTAGTTACGGTGACAATAACACCAGAGATGTTACCTTTTAGAACATCGCCAACTAGGATGTTGTAGTTTCCTCTAAACTTAAAGAAGTTTGTGTTGGATTCCTCAACAACTAGGTCAGTCTCTTGGCTGATACCTTGCTCATTAATGATGGATAGTCTCTCACCTTCAATGAAGATAGCAGTAGCCTGCTCAATTGCGAAGGTAGGATAGATCCTTCTGTTAACCATTGAGGAGAAAGCACCCTGGAATGTTACAGCAACACCGATGTTGTTTACTGCTTCTGGGGGATACTTAAGAGCAACACGAATTGGGTTGGTGTCGATTGTACGAACAACCTCAAAGAACTTGTAACCATACTCAGCTGAGTTTAGATTTAGGTTATCCTCACCAATTTCAGGAATAATGTTCTCAACGAATACCTGATCACCAACAACGAAAGGATCAATGAAGTATCCCTGAATGGGTGTTTGGATGGCGAAGGTAACAATACCAGCTCTATTGTCGATACTTTCAACTAGAAGGATGGGAACACCATTACTATTGTTGATTGTGTATAGCTCGTGGGAGTTCTTAGCTAGACCTGAGGGAGCAACATCAACGATTACGTTTGAGATGGTGGATGATTGTACTTCTAGCTCGATAGAACCATTGTCAATCTCTTCTCTAGTAACAGCGTCGATTAGAACTGCGTTGGGTGGCTGCTGATAACCACTACCACCGTCGATTACAGTAATGCCTGTAACGAAGTCAGAATCAGTATACTCAACCTTTGGCTGAACTAGACCCTTAGGTCTTAGTGTGTTGTCAGCAGAATATCCCCAGCCTGGGTTCTGAATACGGAAGCTGGATAGCTTACCAACGTCCTGAGAGAATGCTCTTAGTGTGGCATTGCTGCCAAACTCACTCTCGATGGTGATATATTCTGGAATGCTAGTGAAGTTGTTGCCACTAGATACGATATCGACGTTACCAACACCACCAAAGGCTGTAGGAGACGATGTTTTGTAGGAAACGTTAATAGCACCAATATCATAGTCCTCGTCATCAGGGAGCCTTAGAAGGCTGTATGAGAAGGTGTTGATTCCAAGCACAGTAGCTCTAGACTGAACCTGATATGCGCTATCAATATACTCAATGGTGTTGAATGACTTGGTTAGCTTATCTGATGTTGAGATGTAGCCACCCTCTTCGATACCATAGTAGATAACATCTGGGTTGTTCTCAGAGTAACGTAGGAACTTACGGGCACCAGAATATCCCTCAGTAGAGAAGCCACTGACAACGAATTCCTTATCGATACCATTAGTCTCAAAAATCTCAGTCTGAGTCTGATCGTAGAAGAACTTAAGTTCTTTACCAAATAGACTGGAGTCGCTGATGTCAAATTCAGCATCGTTATTTCTAGTGATATCAACCTTAGGATTGACTAGAGAGAAGATGTGGGATCCAACACCAACGGTTTCAATGTTGATTGGTAGCTCAGAACCAGGCTTAATATCAGCAAAGGTCTCTGTTAGCTGGAACCTATTACCATCAAATGGGATTACAAAGTACTTCTCATGAGTGGTAATACCAGAGATGGCAGTACCATAGTTCTCATATAGAATGTGGTCACCTAGAATGTAACCATGCTTAGGAATTGTAATGAGATTTCTTGTAGTATCAATGCCAACTGGGTCAACATAACGTGGGTCAATGATTAGACTCTGTGAAACTTCATCATACTTGACAACAATTGTGTCATTGACTCCAATACCGGAGTTTCCACTAGAAGTTAGAGATACACTAACTTTGTCACCGTTACGTAATCTATGATCACCATTTGTTGTGACAATAGCCTGGATTCTATCAAGACTTACCGTTTCCTTATAACGATCAGACTTAATGTTGTATAAGGGGCTGTCGCTACCATTTGAACTTAAGAATAGGTTATCACCATCAGGAGAAGTTTTGATACCAATGTAGTTCTTGGAAATCCTTGAAACATAGTATCTGTTGGTGTTTGTTGGACCAGGGATACTGTACAACTGGGCACCATCAGTTGCTGTAATGTTGTCATCATTAACATCTTTACTAAAGATGATCTCCTCATTGGTCACAAAATTGTGCTGTGGAGCATAGATTGCCTGAACAGGAATGGAAACATTCTTACTGATATTACCAATGACGTACTGAGTAGCATATGTTGTACCAGTCTCTACACCCACACCAACAGTCTGTTGTGGGTTGAAGTAATAGTGATCGTCAACATTAGACTCGAAGTTTTCTGTTTTAGCCTCAATATCGAAGAATGCTGGCTCAACTGTTACTGGAGAACCAATAAAGTTCGTTAGACCATAACCAACTGGTCTGATAACTCTTAGTGCTTTATTGACTGGGAAGATGTTAATAACCTCAACAGTCTCTGCTGTTAGACCAATACCAATGTTAATTGTAGAACCAACGATTACATTGGGCGAAATTGAGTTAACAAAGATGTCCTCTGTGGTGGGTGAGTTGCCCTGAGCCAAAGGTAGTACAGGTGAGAATAGGGACATACGTGTGTTGTCCACCCGAATCTTCTGAGGTCCCTGTAGTCTTGTTGTGTTTGTGCTTAGACCACCGAAGATAACGTTGTCGCCATCGATATACTCATGTAGAGGATCGACATATACTCTGATAGTGTCCTTATCTAGGCGCACTAAGTTGGTGTCATCCTTAGTATAAGAAAGGACTTCACTGTCAATACTAACAACGTCCTTACCAGCCAATTCAGTAACAACGCTACTTAGGTTATCCTGATCACTTGTGAAGCGTGGTAGGTCACCTACACGGTAGCTCTGACCAACACCAACAACCTCAACACCTTCAATACGACCATTCTGAATACTTTCAATGATAGTATCCTGAACATCGAAGAGATATGATTGAGTAATGAACTCTGAGCCTGCGTTAGGATCGCCTACAACGTACGGGAAGGTATTTCTATAGAATGGCTTATCGTTGATGTCAAAGTCCTGATCTACGTCACCAGAGGCACTTCTGATAGGAGCATCACGATACTCTGGTCCAATGAAGTATGGGAACTGTGGTTCTCTTTCTAGTGACTGGGTATCTGTAGAGATTCCAGCAAAGTAAGCATATACGCCGTTAGGGAACTCAGGTGTACGGCAATAACGACCATTGTACTCGTCTAGGTCAGCACCGCCAGTATACTTATAGTCTTCTACAAAGAATCCAGCCTTATACTTGTTTAGTGATGGACGACCAGATACATCACCTGGCTTTAGAGTATATGCGGTCTGCATTGCTCTGAAGCCGGAGTTAAAGTCTTCTGGGTCAGATAGTCCAAATCCACCGTAGATTGGGTTACCGTCATTAGCCCAACCAATGATTGGAGAGTGGCTGAATCCAACGTCAGAGTATACCTCTTCTCTAATCTTACGATTATAAGCAACGATAGAGTAATCGTTATCTACAAGACCCTCAAAACCAAAGCGGCTGTTTAGGTTAACTGTTAGATCTCTGATTCTAGGAGTTAGGATAGCATCTTTGCCTGGGTCAGTAATAGTGATCTTGGTTTCTGTTTGATCATACTGCTCACCTGTTGTAATGACTAGGATGTCATCAATTTCACCATCAACAACAGAAGCTCTTAGAACGGCACCTCTACCTTTACCAGTCTCATCTTCAATGATTACATCTGGGTTATCTGGGTAGTTTCTACCTTTGTTTAGGATCTGTACACCAACGATCAAACCATTAACAATAACTGGCTTGATTCTGGCACCTTCACCAGTAACAATTTTTACATCGGGGTTCTTCTGGAAGTTTAGGATGTCACTACCATAGAAGCCACCCTTGTCAACATATACCTGAGAAATCTCACCACGTACAAATGGCGTGGCAGTAACGATACCAGTAATGGTACTAGCATAAGATACGATAACTTCAGCAGTAATATCCTCATACTTTAGGGCATGAGTACCAACACCGACACCATCAAACTTAACCCAGTCTTCTCTTTCAAAGTCAAAACGATCTTTACCATCTTCACCAGCCGCAGCTAGTTGAATTGTGTTCTCATCTACAGCAGATACAAAGTACTTAAGCTCTGTAGATAGACCAGCAACTGCTACTTCTGTTGTGGTGTACTCAACCAAATCACCAGTGGCGAATCCATGGTTGTCATATCTGATTTCATCATACTCAATTAGGACGTTCTCTGGGTAGAAGTCCATCTTTCTGTAGAAGAAGTCACCACCATCCTCAACGATAGTAGCTCCTACAAGCCTATTCTTGGATAGTGTATCAAATGAGTGTACACCAAAACCAGTGAAGCTGGAGGTTAGACCAACAGTATTAACACCAGCTCTTAGGTCATCAATACTAGGATAGATGCGAATCGTCTTGTTGTTGATTGGCTCAGCATAATACACTCCACCATTAGCAAGTGAAGTACCTGAGTTATTTGTTCCGCCAGCAGAAGCAATACCAATACTAACGAAGCCTCTGTTGTTGTATACAACAGGCTCGCCCTTGGGTAGCTTGTGCTCGATCAAGAACTGAATAGTTTCTTCAATTGGGTTGATACCACCACCAAAGGTGTCAATACGAGTATCAAATGGAATTGTTCTACGACGCCTTTCAATTTGAGGCTTAGCTGTAGCACCACGGCTGTTACCACCCCGTACATTGATTGAGAATACCTTATCAATGTCAAAGTCCTGTGGGTCAATGACAATCTTCTCTAGGAATCCCCTAATAACAGGAGTAGCCTTTGCCGTCTCAGGACTGTTCTGTGAGGGCGTAGGATCGGTCAATTGTAGATCGGGAGCATCAATAAGCAACTCTGGGGGACTAATAGCACTGTAGCCCCTTCCACGACCCACTGGATCGATGTTAACGATGGGTCCTAGGTATACTTTGTCGGGAGACTGATATGAGATGATCTCAACACCATTAGTCAAGATGGCAATAGTACCAGGATCTACTGGAGAAGGTGTCCTGTCAATAGTAACGTTCTGTTCGTTTCCAGTAATTGGAATCTTTCTATAAGTCCTCTGGGTGTTAATCCTTCTGTTCTTCTGGGACTCTAGAGTAAAGATGTGGGTGCCAGGCTCTTCATTATCTTCAAAACCAACATAGTTGGAGCTGCCGATAAAGGAAGGTGATAGGTATAGGCGAATTCTTCTTGGATCGGATAGAACTTCGACAAAGTACTCACCAGGAGTACATATTGGGAAGGTCTCTGTTGAACCAACACCAGGCTGAACTGAATATGTTAGTAGGTCACCTGTGATGAAATCAACAGGCTCATCGAAGATGATTGTGGCAAAGTTATCCTCAAAGGAGTCAAAGTCAGCAAAGTTGTTTGTTGTGATGCCAGTAATAGTACTTTCAACAATGTCAACATCAATCCGGTAAGAAGGTAGTGAGTTTGTTGCTACGTATAGGTTGGAGTCATAATTCGTAGCATCATATAGGTTTAGTACGTTAGATAGGATAGCGTCATTACCATAGTCAATTCTGGTGTTTGCGCTGTTAGCATACTTCTGCTGTCTTCTGATATCAAGAACAGCTAGTGGATCTAGACCGAAGGTATCGTCAATAACAACGATAGCTGATACGGGGTCAATACTGTTGACAATACGATTGCCTAGTAGGATCTCCTCACTACCTCTACGTAGAACATCGATGGTATCACCAACTTGTAAGGCAGAGTCATCAATATAAGGAGTACTCAATTGGAAGTTGGAGCCGTTGACTTCTAGAACTTCAAAACGAACCTTTGTGTTGTAGATCAAGCTGTTAGCAACGATCTGCTTATATGACTGCTTTTCATTGGTAGCTAGGTTACTTACGATGTTCTCACCGAGAGTATCCACACGAATTTTCTCATCAACGTTAGTGAAGGGAATACCATCACCAAAGTCAATGTCAGATAGGGATCCTGTTAGTCTTAAAACAACATCATCACCATTATCATCCTTACCAACGACAGTGATGTCGTCAATAATCTCATCACCAACTTGGATTACCTTATCAGGATCTTCACATGTTACATCTAGGAACTGGTTTACAGTTCTCTCCTTGTAGAAGAACTTAGTTCCATCAGCAGTAATGAACTCACCATTATTCCTGAATCCAATAGTAGTATCTACTGTAAGAGTAATGGAGCCAGTGTGCCACTCTCTATGTGCCTTGGTTCTACCAGGAACAGTAAATAGCTTTCTCTCAGATCCAATCTCTTCGTTGGATACAAAGAAGAAAATCTTGTAGTATAGTTCGTTGTCACGAATAAATGGTTCGATCTCAGAAACAGCACCAAAAACATCGGATGCGTTGCTCTGGAAGAGTGTCTTACCTTTTAGATCTACTGGATTACCAGATACTTGAGTAGCGATAGCATAATCTCTTCTGCTGAACTCAGCCTGTGAAGATTTGACTAGGAATCTCTCAAGGTCGATTACAGTTGGCTTTTCACCATACAATACTTTAAATAGGATCTCGATGGACTCAATACTACCCTTAGTCTGGTAGAAGGATCGAGCCATCCGAATCCAGTTACCAACATTTACATCACTATTGAACTCAAGGTCTTCAAAACCAGGAGCAAAGGTAAATTTGATTTTGTTATAGAATTCTTTTAGAAAAAGTGAGCTAAGGTTCTCTACCCGAGCACCTTCTTCGTGTGTACCAGCATTAGTGGTTTCAAATACGATTTCAGCTGGATTGTCGGGATCACGGTAGCTAGTAATTCCACTGAAGCCCCTTACGACGCCAGTAAAGCTGTTGGTGGTAATTCCGGTGTAGGTAAAGACCTCATCATCGATCTTAAATAGACCCCATTCGTTGGGGAATGCTTTGGTGTGAGTTACGAATACTTCAGTGTCATCTTCACCAATATCCTCAGTCAAATAGTACTGACCAGCAATAGCTTCAGAAGAAAGTACGTTTAGGTCTAGGTACTGATCTAAATTCGAGACAAGATCTACTGGTCCCCCCTGAAACTCCTGGGAGACATAAAATTGCTCAAGAAAGTCCCCGGTTAGAGGACTTTCGCTGCGAATAAATTCGGGTAGTTGAGAAGAAACAATGTCTTGAATCTTTACTCTCACATCAATACCAGTACCAATCATGCTGAGATACCTAGTTTACCTGGATAGCTTACCGTTTCCGTAACTTGATGTTACTTGGAATCCAACGCCAGAGATCTGTTCACCACTGGAAATTGTATCCCTAACCATATTTATCTTACTAGTTTGAACGTCAAATGAGACATACAAATCCTTCAATCCAACAACATCATTAGATAATGGGTATGCTTGGACTTCAATTACTCTATTTGGCTTACTGGTTTCAACAATGCGGATTGTGTTGAGCTTAATTTCGCCAGTTGCGTAGTCAATGGTCCCTGCTTCAGGAATAACAGTCCTATATTGGTTATCACCATCATCTGAGAAGATTTCGGAGATGACAGAAACGATACCTTTATCAGATCCATCCAATAAACCATCTTCAGTCTTGTTTGGAGTGTCTGTTAGATAAACAACGTCATTTAAGCCGAAAATACGGAATCCGGTTGATTTGATGTTTCCGCCAGCAGTCTTATAGTAGAAGGCGTTACCGAAACATAGCTCATATTGGGCAAATTGGTCAATTGCGGCACTTAGGTTCCTTCTAATGATAACGCGAGTGATGTTTGACGTGATTGAGCTGTCAGTATCGTCAATAACCTTCTGAACTTTGGAATACTTGAATCTTCCACCAAATTTGTTGAGGTCAACAGACTTGGCATAGCGAGTTAGAGAGGTTGTAACAGAGGTTTTTAGGGAATCGGCAGTATTTACCTTAGTATTGTCGTAATAGACATAAGCCTCAAGCTCAACAAAGAGAATCTTGAGATCAATGATCTGCTGATTGACTCCAGCAATGGTATATTGCTTCAAAGAGTCCAAAATGATCTTTTTATCAAAATCACTAACATCAGTACCATTTGTCGGTTTGATACTGATAAAGACATTTCCAAACTGGGGAGGATCCAATTCCTCTCCACCAACTACAGATAATGATTCTGCATTTGGGTAAATATCCTTAATAATGCCCTCATAGTCACGTGGCGTCACAGCCCTGTATTGTGCCCCATACAAGCGAGGGGAGTAATACTTGATAGATTGTATAGACTCGATGTCCGCACCGTTTCTAGCGCCTTCTAGGGTGGTTACAGTGACC